GTAAGTCTGGTCTTGTGATTTCTCTCTAAGCTCATCGAGACGTGCTTGCTCTTGATTATCGAGTGTCAACCGGCTGCTTAGATCGGAGCGCACAGTCTTAATCAGCGCATCACGTTCTACTTGTGTGAGATCGGCAAACTCAGGCGCAGTCTGTAGTGATCCAACATAGTTAATGCCCGTAGTGAATGCCCCAGGCTGACCCGAATCAAGAATGTTAGTTAGGGTTGCTCTCGCAGTGCCGACTCGCAGCTTAAATGTGTTCTCGCGCTTGAGCACTTCACCAGCCGCTGGAGTAATTGCATTGGCTGTAACACGGTCATCAATGTACTGGTTCGCTTGTTCAATAGACTGTACAGCCTGCAGGGTATCGTTGTTTTGTAACGACGTTATCGCATTATCAACCGCGTCATTAGACGATAGGATTAGCTGCTCATCTGCCTCTGTGAGTCGACGTGTCTTCTCTGCTGCCAGTACGCGGGATCGCTGCGCACCAATCAGAGAATCCATCTGCAGCTGCATTGCCGGTCGGTACTCTTCGGGCATACCTTCGATCACACCATTACGCAAAGCGGTAGCAGAAGCATTGAATGACTGATAATCATCGGCAAATGACACAGCCAGGGTGTTAATCTTCTCTCTTACCTGCGTCTCAGCACCGGCCAAGTACGCTTTTTTGAGCACCTCGTTATATGTTTGGTCATATACGTTGATAGCACTGAATGCCCTATCCATTTCTTGCGGGGCACCAGTTTCTATACTTGCTTGTGCTGCAGCAGCTTCAGCAGCTTGAGTAGCTTCTCGCTCTACTTTTGCTCCCGCTAGTTTTATTCCTATATCAGCAACATCTTGTATTACACCCGCAACGGCCTGTACGCGCTGTACAGACAGATCGTCGATATTTGCAGGTCTAATCCTGCCGTAGTAATTGATGCGCTGTTGAGCCATTACGTTTCACCCTTGCCTGGATTTTTACCGCCTGGGCCTTTCATAGTCATATACTGAATTGGAGCCATTAGTAACGAGCTGGCAATCTGTGCATCTCGAATTGCACCGACGTTTTTAGACTTACGCTGAAGCGCTGCTTGACGCAATCTTTGAGAAAGTTCCTCTTGTCCCTCTGCAAGTCCGGCTTGTCGTGCACTGTTTAGACTGAGGGATGCAAAAGTAGCGGCATCCACACCCGACTGTGAGACATCGATGGCATTAGCAGCCAATGCCGCGTTTAACTCTTCGCGACGTGCCAGCTCTTCAGACTTAGCAGCTAACTCTTCCTGCTTCATCTGGTCTTTAATTTGTGCTTGTTGCGCCTTAGCAGTGACAGATGCGCCATATATCTGCGCTCCTGTAGACACTGCAACCGCAGCTGCTATTACCCAACTCATTGCTCTGGCTCCAATATTTCTTGTGCAATCTTATCGACATCCGTCTCATTTGTCGGGTGATAAGTTGTCCAAACAGTATCCGTTACCGCGTATATTACTCTCTTCATACCAGGATGTGTCTGTCCCGTGTATGGCGCGACGATGTGCTCTTTACCTTCGTGTGTGACCGCGTAGCATTCGCCCTGAGACACAGTAAAGACATGGTTAGTCCTATGTAGCGCTCCGACTAATGCGACTCCTGCGGGAATCTGTAGCTCCCTGGCGTACAATCCATCTGCGAAATGATGTACCACTTCGCAATCAGCCTGGGGCATTTGCAGCAATAAGTCCTGCGCTTTGTAGATGCCGTCTTGAAGTGCCAGGTTCATCAGCTGCTCTCCACTTCGTATTCAATCATCTGCAGATGCAGTGGCGTAGGATCAGGACACGTGATCGTCGGTATAGGCTCTCTAGCCCAGCCGTTAATATCGTAGATGTCTTCTATGATTCCGCTTGTAGGGATAATAGACTCGTTAGTTAGTGGTGACGTGATACCTGCTGCGCCAAATGAGCGAATAGGCACAGGCAAATCGTTAATGTAAACGCCAGAAGATTCATATACGCGCAGGTTCATGCGAATGATCTTCTTCAGCCGCATTTGATTTTCACCTGATCCGATGTTTGTGTTTAGTGGCATCGGCTTAATCGTAGGCACAAACGGCAAGCCAACCTCATATGTGGTTAGTGAGTATTGTTCACTGGCATCAAGCGTGATTTCGCCACTGGCTACCGTGTAAGACGACAGCACATAGCCCTCGTTCTTGTCTGCAAGACCTTCGCGAGTAATGGCTTTGACCGACTCACCGTCCAAATGGTCCAGTCCGTCGATGACACCAGCCACTTGTACGCTCTTAATCGAGCAATCCATGAGATAGGTAAAGTCCCAGCGCTCAATGAACAGCTTTGCCACGCTATTTACAGTGCGCTCAACCGTCATAAATAGCTGATCGTCTACAACGCAAACGCTCTTGATCTCGCCGCCCGTATTCCAGCTAGTGAAGCCGTTGATGTCCTGGCTTCTCAGTGTGTTCAGAATGGTCGCTGTACCATCCGTATTTACGATGAACAGCCAGTTAGCGTCATCACTTGCAGTACCCGCTAGAAGCGCCATATCGACCGGCTGGTTGATCAGATGTGAGGCCAGTACAGACCTATCGTCGGTGGTATATGCGTCCTCGTTAAACGAATACAGGAAGTTTAGTAGCGACTTTCCATGCCGGTCCACAAACAGGGTCGAGCCATCAACGTCTTGCACTTCAACACTGTTTGCGCCGTGAGCAGTCTGAGGTGTGATCTGAACATTTGCCGGTGTAACGGGCCGACTAGTAACAGCGAATTCAGATCCCGACGTAAATATCTGCAGGTTACGCCCTGGGTAAACGTCAACAATGTCAGTAAGATTTCTTGATGAAATTGTCGCAAAGATACCGTCATCATCGTCTGTGTCTTCGGTATCAAAGTTAAAAAAGTCGCCAGCCTTAGAGAAAAATACCGACTGTGGCTTTGACTGAGTGCCGCCGAACACTAACCTGCCCTCATAAAAGCAAGCACTCTTAGGCCACCCTCGGGTAACAGACCAGACATCCTCTTTTCTTGGAGTGCCATTTGCTGTCTTTACGAATGAAACCGTATTGCTGGCATCGCCTTCAGTAAAAAAGCCAGAAAATAACTCAAAATCTTTGGTTGATTCGCCCGATATCGTGATTCTGTATGTAAGTGCGCCTGTTCTTGCTACGGCTACACCGGTTGCACCAAAGACTGGCATGTCTTGCAAATTCTTTTGGATGTTAAACACGGTTGCAGCTTGCTCGTCAGCCGTAGAATCGCCAGCAAATGTGATGTTTTTTGACTGAATTGACTCAATGTCGACCTGGAATCTATCGCCTATTGCCAAACTACCGCCACCCAACGTCATTACTTGCACGTCATCAACCGGAGTAGGGCTTTGGGCGTCGTCGAAATCGTACTGTGGGACGTTAGTAAACGGGATATTGTCGATTACCCAATCAGCATCTGCGCCCAAATTCACCAGTCGGATAGGCTCAAAGTTACCAACAACCAACATGACGTTCTCGATCTGCGCTGTACGCACAGTTGATACGTCAACAGTAGAGTCGTAAGTCGGTTTAATATCCGCGACTCTGGTGGTCTGGATGTTCAGTCCCACAAGCTGCGAGCGGAAGATAGCGATATTGTCCCGCGTAAACTCAACCAGGTAATGACGGTCATCCTCAACACTGAAGTCTTCCAGCTTGCAATCGCTATCGACGCCTGTTTCTTGGATTAACTGGAATCCTGCAGCCGTGATCGTTGCTGATCCCAAGTCAGTCGTGCCAACACGTACCAAACGCCAATAGCGAGCGTATACGCCAATCTTGATACGGAAATCCTGTGGATTCGTGCCGATCAATGGAACGTCACCTGCATCGGTATACGTCACATCATCAGAGGAATACTGAATTTTGAACTCAGTTGAGGTGCCAGACGACAAGCTGATCTGCCGAATATCTATAAACTCAATCTCAGCTATGTTGCTTGCGCCTTTATCAGCCTTGACTACGACGTAATTATTGGTCGTGCCGATTGGAGTTGTGGTTGATGTGGTTGTCGCGTCATTGCCATACAGTACCGACGCTGTACCGCCGTTTGGCATGGTTCCTGTATAGGGGAAAGACACCAAGTTGCGCGTGGTCTCAGCAATAAACTCAGTGCCAGGACGACGACGCAAGCCACCCTGGGGAACGATGACGACGTTATCTGCCGTCTCACAAGCCTGGTAATACTGTTGCAGATCGGTTCGCCCACGCAGCAGCGGTGACAGCTCGCCACTCACAAAGTTGTTCTGAATAAATCGAGACTTAGCCATTGCGCGTCACTTTTATAAAGAAGTCATCGGTCTGAAGAGTGCAGTTTTTATCTGCCACCGCCTTGAACTGCGCGGCAGACGTCCTTGTATCTTCATCTCTTATCGGAAACGAGGTGTATCGGGTAGCTTCATACAGCCCAGAAAATTGGAAATTCTGTGTAGTAATGAAAGGCACCTTGTACTGAGTGCCGCCAGAGCCAAGATACAGGTCCAATTCGATTTCGGTGTTGTTGTTGGTAGTTGTGGGCTGGACAATAATGCGTATTTCAACCGTATCGCCTACCGATAACTCACTAAAATCAAACGAGCTTGTACCCGCATTCCACAAATTGGTCACGCCCAACGGAAGATAGGCGTTAGTAGTAGCTGTACCCAGAGCATCATTAGGGACTACCGTTAGCGTGTCAGCAGTCAGAGTTAGTGTTGAGGCTCTTGAGTCGTCATATACAGCATAGCCAGCGCTCGTGATCCCGGTTCTTCCTACCGTGACAGACTTCTTGCTAACAGCCGTCACTAACAGCTTATAAACCACAGTCGTGTTTATGACGTGGATCACATCATTTACTTGGAATTTTGTAGACGCATCATCGAAATAGTTTGCAGCAGTAACCGTCGTCTGATTGTCTTCAGTGTAATAGGTGTAAATCCTTGGTGCTGGAGATGCTCCGCCAACGTGTGAAAGGGTCTCGTTATCAAACGCCATTAGAACCTCACATTAACGAATGGGTTGCTTCTAATTTGCTCCGTAGGATACTGCTGAGAGTCCGTGAATCGCGCCATACGGGACGCATTAACGTACGCTGATGCCATCTCACCTCGAGCCGCAGAGCTGTCTCTAATGCTCGCAGCGAAGTCCATAGCCAATGCGTACTCGATCATCTTTGCAAAGTACACAGGCCACTCATCTTCTGGCGTGTTCGCAATGTAATCAGCGTACAGGGCTTGGGTAGAGTTGCTGTAAACCTTGTCACCATAGATCTGATAGTTGGAATCAGGGGTAACAGTGATCAAAAACAGCATGTCAGTGGGTAACTGGTAGATGCTTCTCCAGCCATTGGGGTCAACCGGGGTGTCAGTCAGCAAAGATATCTGCGCCTTCCTACGTGCAAAGCCCCAACGATGCTTTGTCAGCTCGTTCTGGACGATGTTGTCGTAGAGATTGTTGGCTACCGTCTCGCGCCTGGTCCCACCAGTTAGTGAATTAATCGGAGTATCCCCGATCAGAATAAGCGCATTGCTAATTAAGTCGATTTTACTCGCCATAACTCACCTAGAAATAGAATGGCCCCCGAAGGGGCCGTGGAACTTAGCTGTCGCCGAGTGCAGTCCCGGAAGCGCAGTCGATTGCAGTGCCAGTGTTGCTCTTCACAAAAGTGATAGTAACAGCAGCTGCATCAGAGTCGCTTACGAAAATGATGTCGTTGACTTCAAGCTCGTTGATTGCTGGGAGGAAGTAATCCGCACCAGTCACAGTGGCGATTGAATCAGGTGACGCATATGCGTAAACCTTCTGTGAGTCGCCCATTCCGCCAATGCGGGATAGCTTTGTGTAATCAAATGCCATGACTTAGCTTCTCCTTACGCAGTCTTGTCGTATTGAACTTTAACGAGACCACCCTCGTCACGCACAACAGAGCCAGCCTTCAACATACCGTTTGAAAGCCAAGCTGTA